ACAGTGCACACCAACGGATTGCTCGTCTCCCAAGCGACAATATTGTCGTAGAAAACATCGAATGGCAATGTTATAGCCATGGCCGCAAAGCTTTGACCTACCTCCAATGTTTCAACTTTCCTGTTAATTGTTATTCCGTTGACGGTTCTAGCTGATGCTGGCGGCGGAATTGTAGGCGAGCCTACCCTAACGGGAACAAAATTGACAAATGTCTGGTTATTGAATGTCGATGTTACGGCTACTTCGGTTTCGCCATTGGCGATACCCGTTAATAATCCGTTCCCATCCACAAGTACAATTCCGCCATTCCCGCTCTCAAATGTATTTTTTAGCAACGGAGTGTAAGTAGATGGCGTGGCTGCAACAGCAAGCAACGTATTTTCTCCCGGTTTGATTTCAACCTTGGCAGGATATATGGTGACAGATTCAAGCGGCTCGCTTTGCTTAATCGCTCGGTATCGCTGTACAATCTCTTCGTTTGTCAGTAATTTGTTATATATAGAAAAAGCTCTTAGGGTGGTAGACTCCGTATTAATAGCCGTATGATTCCTTCTGATATACAGCGGGCTTATCGCTAGCACATCGACCAGCCTGACAAAGTCTGGTATCGAAAAAACTTCACCTACACCTTTCCACCCGTTTAAGAATACGTCGATCAATCCGTTTGGAGCGATTGTGACAGTAATAACATCTAATTCTGACCTTAGATTATACAATTCTAACGGACTTTTATGCGGTAAAATTTGCTCAGGATCCGCAAATACATTGCAACCCTGGTCCTTAAATTTCTCAATCCCGTCCGTACTTATATACTTAAGCCTACTGCTGCTTAATGAACCAATATAAGACCTTAATTCTCCGGCAAGAGTTCGAAATAGCACACCCTTAGGATTATAAGCAACAAATTCGAAAGTAACGCCAACAGATAAATCTATTGCTTCATACAAAGGGCCAACATTGGATGGAATTTCAATATAGCCGTTCGGTGTAAGCAATAGTCCTTTATCGTTGACATACCCGTCGTTAATACCGTCATGACTTACATTCACAAGCTTACACGAAACATTATTAACAGAATCCATAATCGTATTGGCCGTTGTTCCCAATTTACCGCTAAAATCAACATGAAAGACTAGCCCGCGATCCTGAGTCGGTATTGCTGTGTTAATACCAAATAGGCCGCTTTGTGTCTTGAGCCTGATTTTTGTCGATACAGAAGGCGAAACGAGATCATAATATCCGACTCGGCCACCTGGCAATTGAGCACCGGCAAAAGGGCGAGTTACATCACTCGCCTTGTACAAAGGTATTTTCACTACTCCGCCGGTTGTTTTCATTTCCTGATAACCAATAGGGTCTGGCATTACAAGTCACTCCTTAGCCACATTCTCCCTACCTCGGCGTTGACTGGCTCGGCTGTTACAGACTCAAGAACGACTGGCGTTCGAGGGACTGGTTTCAAAACAAATTTATTGCTTGCAGTTTCATATACAATTACATAATCATTGGTTTTATCAGCCGCATTTACATCTCTCAAATTACTTAGATGCAAAGACGCATTGATTTTATTGGCGGACCAAGTTTCAGTTGTAGATGTAACGGCGTTATCATTAATATTGCTTCCATAATGATTTCTTTTTTCCCAACTCATTTAATCACCGCTCCTTTATAATAGTAATGGGGCAACCATGAAGGTTACCCCTAGCCCGTTTTTCTCATCTTAAGCAGAAGTTTTCGATGAAACCGTGACTCCGGAAGTTTCATTCCCGAATCCGTCCTTGGCCTTGATCTGAATATTGTATGTGGTTGATGCTGTTAAACCGTTGATGGTATAGTTGTGATTAATGATTCCGCCATTCATCCATTGCATAATCGTTTTGTTTAAAGCTCCGTTTACATATATATTGTAGCCATATGCGTCCTGAGAGCCGGTCCAGTTCATCTTAATTGAAGTTCCTCCAGCCAATGGCGAAGCTATTACGTTAGTTACCTCATCAGGAGGAGCTGTATCAGGAAGTGGCGTTGGCTGGACAGATATATCCGTTATTTTAAAATTGTCGACTATTGCAAACGGATCATTATATATTACAATACCATGATAGTGTGCGTTCTGATTGTGTGAATCACTTGCTTCCATGATTTTTGTACCGTTCATGTAGCAATAAATTTGATTGCCGTGTAACTCAATCGCAAGTGTGTGTGGCAACGAAACTGCATTGAAATTATATAAGTAATGTCCCAATTCTGTTCTAATTCCATTTACAAATTTACTTAGAAATAAACCGCCGTAATATCTAGTAAATTCCAAGAAGTTACTGTGATTAGTCATCCTGAATACAATCCCAGGAGTAGAAGGAGCTGAACTCCGGTAGGCCGCTATATCCAATTCAATTTTTATTTTGTCAGACTTCGTATTTGATGTTACGGATAATGCGTCGACTGTGCCACCTTTATTATAAGCTTGACCATTTTTTATAGAAAGAGTGCTTTGCAAGCCATCAGTGGGATTCGTAAGCATATTGGGAGAATACCAATAATGTCCGGACTCGGTGACACCCAGCGTATCCTGATCTTCTCGATTAAACGTATCTATAACATCAAGTGTCGATGTCGATGTTGGCTTTGTTACTCCTATTTTAGATAAACCGACTGATTTTCCGCCCGAATATACAGCAATCACTTTAAACGTGTATACTGTTGCAGGCGTCAAATTCGTAAAATTGTAAGAATACCGATTGATCCCGTTAAAATCAGGGTTCGTTGTAATTAGCGTATTGTTTGCATAGATTTCATATCCCGTCGCGTCGGGTGCTTTGGTAAATGCTAAATACGCACTGGTATCGGTCAATTGTGTTACGGCGAAAAAAGTAACCTCAGCATACGAGGCAGTCACAGCACTAACTGTAGGGTTGTCAATAGAACGGTTGCCGGAAGTATCGACAGCGACAACTCTCACTGTATAAATCGTACTTGCATTTAATCCTGTAATAGTGTGTGTCACATTGGCGACATTACCTGCGACAGTGTAGTTATTTCCATCTGTGGAATAGGCTACTTCATAGCTCGAAATATCGGCTGCGACTGAAGCCGTCCACGATGCTTGGATCGAAGTCGGCGTTATCGTACCCAAAGTCAAATTGGAAATCGGCTCAGGTGCGGTAGTATCGGTTTTTTGTGCAGTTGTTACGTAAATGGAGGCTCCATCCGAGCTGTTATTTTGCGTGTCTTTTGCTTTTACAGTAAATGTATATCCAGTGTTTTCATTAAGACCATCCACAACATATTCCGTTCCGGTTACATTGACGAGAAGAGCAGTTCCTTCATAAACATCGTAGGATGCCACATCCGGCGACGCGGAAGCAATCCATGTCAAAGTTACGCTGCTATGAGTTACGTTGGTAACATTTAGCTGCGTTACATCAAGCGGAGGTGTCGTATCGACCGTTTCTCCCGTAATAACGGTTTGAAAACCGCTGGCTACATAGGCGCGGAATGCTACCGTTGAATTAATGGATACTTCAGTAAAAGCATCGAAATATTTCTCCGCCACCTGTCCGGCAGGAACGGTTAAAGTAATCCCGTTAACAGAAAAAGATAGCGGGGCATTCCCGTCGTTCGATACGGCAATTCCATAAACCGCGCCGGAAAATCGCCGAATCATATTTTTATTACCCGAAAAACCGTCTTTCGCTGTAAGCTGAGGATTCGCTGCACCCGACTTCAGACCGCTAACGATGGCCTCGAAAGAACCTTCACCCTCAACTATAACCTGAGTAAATGGATCGAACACCTCCTCGAACGATTCCGAAGCTTTTACCAAGATCGTGATATTATTGATTGTAATATGAATGTCCGATGAACCTGTGTTTTTAATGTCCAACTTCAACATGGGCTCAGAAAATGTGCGAGCTCCACATGTGCTCCAAGCGTCTTTAACGACATAATTGTCTACCATACTCTCCCATACACCTCTTTCTAAATGTTTTAATCTTCATACGGATCAATCATTTCCGCCTCACGCTGCTGTTGTAGCCGGTTCAGCTCTGCCCTAACATCCGTTGTCCACGGATGATTGGCAATATTCGTCTCGTCGGACAGGATGCCTACACTATGCTTCACATTGGCGATCGCGTCCGATTCGTTGATGACGATGTCGCGGTTGAAAATAAATTCAACCTTTTCGTTCTCAAAATCGCCGACACCCGCATTGAATAAATGGACGTCGATGAACCAGAGCAATTGTTCGAGGCTGGCCTGAAACTCCGTTTCCAATATATTCGCATCCATGTCGAGGTCAGCATACAGAAACTTCAAGGATACGCCGCTCGGATTGCCGCCGAACTCTTTGGCTTGAGTATCGACGCCCCGGCCGAACTCGTATATATCCTTGCGGTTCATTTCCATATGCGTTTTATAGGCTTCCGTATCGATATCCAGACCGATCGTATCTACGCCGCCCTGATCGCCTGTAAACACAACGCGATACTGGGATATGTTTTTGCGGAATTCCCCTCCGTTCGTACCGCCATAATTCTTCACTACGTAGATGCTGTTCGGCAAGTCTTCCAAATTGTTCGCGTTGTCGGACTTCCGCTTGTCGTAGTCATCCACCAGCGATTTCAGAAACTGAAGCAGCGGTATTTCTTCATCGTTATACCTGAAACAAACAAACGGCACGCGCTGCCAGTTGTACTCTTTTTCTTCGCCGTTCTGCAGGATACAAAAATGCGAAGTGCTATCAGGGGCTTCTACATCGGTAATCAGCTGACCGTTATTATAGATATAACGCCGCACGCCGTCCAGGCTCCAAAACTCCACTTTGGTTACCGTCTTTTTCGCTGTCCCTTCGTAAGTCAGCACATGATAAAAACGAATGACGGCTTCAAGCTCCGTCTGCGCCGCATCTTTCCAGAACGGAATAATTTCTTCCGACGGAATCCGCTTAAAAGAGAGCTTTCCGTTTTCGTCATAGTAAATTTGCAGCCAAGCCCGGCCTTTGGTAATCGCGTCCTTGCCGAGATTTTTCAACAAACGAAGGAAAGCTTTATCGAATAAGCTGCAGAGCTGCTCTTCGTAGTCCGGGTTACCGGTTTTGATGGACAAGGGCTTCGACAACAAATAGCCGGTTTTTTGATCGGTCAGCTTGCGAATAAAATTATGCGCCAGCTTGTTATTGGCGAGATTTTTCACCGGAACTACACTGCCGTTTTCCCCTACAGCCGTCCGAATTCGTCGTACAATTTCCGGATCTCCGCGGTAGTACCGCTCCCCCTCCAACATTTGAAAACGCAATGGCGAAGACAGCCACTCGCTAATTTCCTGACAAATAATTTGTTCCATGGTCATGGCCGAGGCCGCGCCAGCTTCCAGGGCCGCCTTTATTTCCAGCATGGCCGGTGTCATATGCTTCCTCCCTTCTATTTGAACCAAACGCCCGGTCCCCGGCGCCGCTCCTCCACGCTATACCGCAAAGCAGCCATCGCATCGTCCAGAAACTCGACCGGCTCGTCTAAATACGTATCCAGCTTTGAATCGAATTTCCACTTCCATTGCTGGATTTCTTTGATCGTATGGATGCAGCGAGGATGAATGTGAATTTTTTGCTTTTTTAACCAATCGATTTGCGCTTTAACGCTGCCAGGCTCCTTTACTACCGCACGAGCTTGGTAACCGGCATTTTTCCACGTCTTGATGCGATCCGGCTCGGCAGAGTCGCAAAACATGGCGATCTGCTTGCTCCATCCTTTGTCGTTCGCCAGCTGGATAATTTCGCCCGTATCCTTTTCATGAACATAAATTTCATCGCATATATACACGGCATTTTCTTTAAAACCAACATCCAGAATGACATTGGCATGGTTGTAGCCGAAATCTTGTCCATAACTCTTGCTCTGGAACGCCCCGAAGCTTGTATCAAATTCCTCGACGACAAAATGGTTCAAAATCAAACCGCCCAGCTCCCCCCACTCGCCGAGACCGTAAACCCGATATCCGTCGGGGTCTTGCTCCTTACGCATCAGCATACGGCGATGGTATGCTTCGTCAATGAACCGGTTTTGCAAGTACGTGGAATGATGCACAAAAACATCCGGATGCTGAACGTCAAAATAACGCCTTTTCACAAAATGAAGGACGCTAACGGGGTTAAACGTCATCGTAATCTGATAAAACAAATTCGGATTGTCCAATATGCCCCGCAGCCGGTCGTCCAATATATCGACGTCTTTTTCATCCAGCTCAGTCGCTTCCTCGATCCATATCCATGTAAGCTTGCCGCGTTCCAAATTGATCGATTTGATCTTGTCCCGCTCCCGATCATCCTTCATGCCGCGAAAAATGATCTTAGCTCCCGTTACCCGACATTCCAGCTCCAATGGACTTTGACTGATTCGCCAATAGCGCTGCCAACGGTCGCCATATATTCTAAAAATCGCGCCGCGCAGCTCCGCGTAGGTCGAATACCGGTTCGTGGCGTCCACTTTGCGGATAACGAGCAGATTGGCTCCTTTATATTTCTGATCCGATAGCTTGAGGATAAAATCTTGTGCCACGTTCACGGATTTCCCGGAACCTGCAGAGCCTTTCATGATGCGGTATCGGTGGCGGCTGAAGTTGGCAGCGCGGAAGCTGGGGTTAAACTGTACTTTGACCGTCGTCATCGGCATCATCCCCGTAATTCACTTTGATCGTAAGCTCCAGGTCCTGGCCTTCTTTAACGAAACCCAGCTTTTCGATTTCGGCTTGCAGTTTCACCAGTTGAAGCTGCCGCTCGTCTCCCAAATGATCGTAAAGCTTCAAAAGAGCCTTCATCCGATCATTTAACTTTACAGTGCGTGCAACCCCGTTTCTTCCGGGCTTTTCCCTGATCTCCGCCAAAATCGTGCCGTCTATTTCTTCGCTTGGCCGGACGCTGAATAGCTCACCGTCCCAAGTTACCACATCCTTTATATCTGCGAACGCTATTTTCTCCAGTTGCCGGATTACTTTGTCCTGCATCAGCTTCGTTCTGCGGGAGCGTTCAGCCTTCGCAACGGCAATAGCTTCCTGAATGCTTTGTTTGGTTAAAAGTCTCGAGGCCTGCTGATTCGCCGTTCTGGGGCTGTACCCGGCGCGAATCGCTGCCTGAGTTCCGTTTAAATCGATAAGATATTCGTCAACAAAACGTTGTTGCCTCGCCGGCAGTTTGTTCAATTCACCAACACCACCTGCCTGTGAGAAAACCTCTATCGAGGCATCTCGAAGATGTTCGACCGCGTTCAGCGGTAGGTTTTATCGCCAATAGGATAGTTTTTCGCTGCTCTTTATCGCGGTGGCTAACATAAACTATCCTATGTGGGGAGAAAGTAAAAGCTCACTGACTCAATGATCCTTTACGCATGTTTGTTTCGGGCAAAACTGCTTCAAGCCGTCCCATTTCCCCCACACGCAAGACTTGCATTGGCCCGGCTGCTTTGGCGCCTTGTACTCTTTTCGAAGCTTTCGGTATCGGGATGCGTTCATTATGGCTCCCCTCCTGTCTCAATATGTGTAGCTGCCTGCAAAAGAAAAGAGCCACAGCATAGCGCTGCGACTCTTCTCAAATTTCCACAATATAAATATAACATCCTTATGAGCAAATGCTCATTCGATATTCTGTCGGGTTTCTGTCAGGTTTCTGTCGGTTTTTAAAATTTGTGCAGTTAACCCACTGTTAAACGACAAAATCTTTATACAGGTATTACAGGGATTAGATGTGTCACTGGTTAAAATTAGAGTGGATTCGGCACTGGGTAGGGTTCTATTTATCAATCAGCGATTATTTTCATGCTTACATGAATTGAATAGCCCTACTCTTTTAGCATTTTAAAAAATTCAGATATATTTGGGGCGCCCCCAATCTTCGCCAGTTGAGCCTTAATGATCTGCCATACGTTCTAATACCCGTTCTATTCTCAATTGCAATTTTTGTTTTTCATTTTTAGATAGTTGTTCTCCAACATCATCAACGTTAAATTCTTTAAGGGTAATTTCAATATGTTTAAGTTCAACAGTATCCGTCAAACCGTCCTCTAATAATCTTTCAGCTAATGTAGTGTAGACTCCAATTTTTTCACTCTTTGTGTTTCTACAATCTCTTTTAAATCTCTCCAATACATCTTTTGCTATTTGATCAGGGGTTTTGTCTTTTGAAGTTATCGAATTATAGTAGCTGTTAACTTCATCAATGATTTCATCATAGTACCACATAGCTCTTGCATTATTAGTTAATTGTTTGTTATTTAGGTTATATAAAACTTCATTCTTTCGGGTAATTAATTCATCATATTCGCTTTCAGATAGTATCTGTCGTAGAACTTCGTAGTCAACCTCATCTAAAAGCTTTATTATTATATCTTTTGATTTATGAAACACGTAGGGTTGCTTTAATACTAGCTCACTATACCTAACTAAAATTGTAGCTTTTTCTAGATCACCACTATTCATTATTAGCTCGAAATCTTCGAAGGTCTTGGATAATGCTTCCAAATTACTCATGTTCCCATATTTGTATTCCTGAAATGTTTCATCAAATGAGTTCAAAATCTCTCTATAATTTAATTTAGGAATCATGGTCTAGCCTCCTGTTTTTTTAATTGGTACGATAGGATTTCCTTGGTTATGAAGTACTTCAATTTGAATGTTCTTAAACTTCTCTGTAAATTGTCTGATGATGTAATTACAACTTCCACAAGTATCCTTTTCTGTAAACATAATTATTTTTCCTCTTGCATTTGTATTGTTCCCTAGATCCTTTGCTATTTCATTTAATCCTGAATTTCGAAAGCGCATAAGAATGCGAAGGTAATCATCAAAGAGCGGTTCAAAGACTGTGAATAAGTGGGAGAAGCGCCATTGAAATTCGCAACCGTTATCCACATGGGGATACCTTCCCCCTCCCCAGTGAAGAGGCATTGTCGGT